TCTTTTTTCAGGTGTGTCAACCCCTGCAATCCTTACCCGTTCTTTTTTGAATAAATCGAAACCAAGATCTATCGTGACATCTATCGTGTCTCCGTCTAGTACTCGGTTGATCTTTATTACTCGGAAATTGTAACAACTCTTTCTGCTTGGTGGTATCAATTTGCCCATCTTCAAATTCTTCAAGTGTATTATTTAGCATCTCCTCTACAGGAGTTCTATTCAGTTCCGACTGATGATTCCTCATCTCTTGAATCATTGTGTTCGGATTGAACGGCGATGTTACTATGAACAACGGGGTTAGGATTCCAATCATCGTACTTAAAGATCCAGTAAATAACATATCCCACCGCAAGCAGTAGGATACCTATCATAATATTTATTGACCATACGACCTCAGACATAAGTGGATTACCCTACCCATCGTGTTACTACTAATTCTATAGAGTTATCATCCATCTCCCATTCTTCTTCTACTTGAAATCCCATATCCTTAACTGTATTATGTACAGTCATTCTAGCATACTGCTGAGTAACCTTATCTACAAATCTCTTTGGTGGAAATGGTTCCTTCCAGGTTTGTATATCAGCCACCAACTCATATACACCTTCATTGTTCAATCGAAATCCAATATCATTACCAACAGCAATATCAACTTTCCATTGCTTGTGCTCGTGATCTAGAGGATTCTCCAACACAACATCCTCAGTAACATCATACTGAAGAAGTTGAAGTGCTTCTATGAGTTCAGGTTTGTTCTTTAATTTTGTTTTGATTGTGCTGAAGTGCGACATTGTTAGAATAGAATTCGGGCTTAAATTGACGGGTTTCTAGAGTTCCAAGCTTTTCCTCAATCTGTTCTGTTAATGAAATACATTCAGAACGGACAGTA